TCATGAGGCCTCGCGTTTCCCGCTACCAGGCTGGGCATTAGCGATCCGTTCCTTGAAGCGCTGCCGCAAGACCGGGATCAACGCGGTTACCACTGCTTTGTCTCTTATGTCGGCGACCATCCCCAGCAGCTGATTGTAAAGTTCACCGGCCTCGGCGGTTACTGCCCGAGGCGGTGGCGTCTGCTTGCACTCGATGAAGACGGCCTGGACGGTGTCGTGCAACTGTTGCAGCAGAACGATGTCCACACCTGTGCTCGGCGCCGGGCCTTTCGATGGATCATCGAACATCTCCCCTTCGCCTGTGATGAGCCACGTCAGACTGATCCCGTGCGCCGTACGATATGCGGATAGCGCCAGAGCATCGGGAGTTCGGTCTCCCCGCTCATAATAGCCGAGCATTGGCTCCGTAAGGCCAACGGTCTCAGCAAACGCCGCCCGTTGCTGGGAGAATCCTAGCTTTTCCCGAGTTTGAACGAGCCGGTCGCCCAGGGGCGTCTTCGACGGTTTTGGTTTCTTCCCCAATGATCAATGATCTCACAAATTGGTATTTACTATCTACCAAATTGTGATATCCCTTTCTGTGTTCGCAGACTTCAACACCCCAAAAAAGGAGGCCGGCCAGGGCCTCCCATCTGGATCAAGGATTTACTTATGCATCGTGCCTCCACGAGCGACAAGGCCAGCCGTGCCGAACGCCGCCGCCTCGAAGAGGTTGCCCGCATTCGCGGTCGCCTTACCCTTGCCAAGCTCACACTCACCGGGATCGACAAGGCCTATAACTTGCCGGCCGGGACGGCCGGAAATGCCGTCCACGAACCGCACCTTGCCGGTGAGCGTGCCATCGCGGCCGCGCTGAAGACACGTCCCGAATACCTGTGGCGCACCCGCTACCACGCGGACGGAGAGCGCATGGCGCCCCAGCCGGCGGAGAACTATCGTCATGCACGCCGCCAGCTCGCGCCCGAGGCCGCATGATGGGTCCGATTGGTTTCGAGAACCGAGAGGTAGCCGCGCAGCACGAACGTGTACGACGCGACCTTATTCGCCGCCTTCGTCATCAACCCGGGACCACTCAATCACCTGTCGCGGATACAGCGGCGCCGGCCCCTTCTGTCCACCTGTCAGCCAGTCCGTGTGCAATTTGCGCAACGCGAAGAGCGATGGGGCAATCCCGAATCGTGTCGACCATTGCTCGGTGGTTAGCCGGGCCAGACCAGCGTGAGGGTGCGTAATGGGACCGCTCGCTTCTGCCTCGTCGTCCAAAACTTCCGCGCCCCATTCGGTACGCAACAACGCACCGGCAATGTCGTCTCGCGTTAAAGCACCCCGCGCCACCAACGCCTCGCTGATCTCCAGCAGCAAGAACCTCAAGATACTGTTTTCAGCCTCAACGAACGCTGTGTCTTCGCTCACCCTTTTTCCCTTTCAAGCTGTCATCGAGCCAACCTCTCGCATTTCAGGGTCCTCGCCAATGCCGAAACGTCGCTCAGAAGTAGACACCCGAAACCCCTTCATCCCGTCCTCCTCTCCCGTGTGCCGCGTGGCCGACCAGGTGCTTGTGTTCAGCGTAGCCCTGGCCGGTCTCGTGGCGGGAGCTGCGGCCATTCTCCAACAGGTGCTGTGATGCTCAACCGCTTCGACCAGAAGGCGCTTTATGAAGCCTGCATGCATGTCTGCACAATCGCCGTGCGGGACGGGTTCCCGCACCTTTCGGCGGCCGACATTCTCGATCCGCCGCATCAGTGGTTCGATGCCGCCCTCGCCCGCCAGATCGTCATGCATCTGATGATCCGCGAATGCGGCTGGCCGAAGCGTCGTGTCGTCGAGGTCGAGGAGCGTTCCCGCGAAGCCATTAACCGGGCACTGCGCACTGTTGATGCCCGCATGAAGCACCCCCGATTTGCCAACCACTACCAGACGATCAAGACGCAGGCGCGATCGCTCCTGACCATGATTGCCTCCGAAGAGGAAGCGGCCTGATCAATGCTAAAGTCCCTACCCATTTCATCCATCCTCGTCGCCGACCGCGCCCGCCCGGTTGATCTGGAGCACGCTGCGGCAATCGCCGGCTCCATGGTCGATCGCGGCCTGATCAACCCCATCACAGTGCGCGCTACGCCAGCCGCCCAGGGCGGGAAAACGCCCTATACATTGGTTGCTGGCGGCCATCGTCTTGAAGCCGCCCGCATGAACGGCTGGGAGGAAATAGAGGCGATCGTGGTCTCCGCCGATGCTGCCGAGGCGCAGCTGATCGAGATCTCCGAGAACCTGTTTCGCAACGATCTGTCGGCCCTAGATCGCGCCATCTTCGTGATGAAGTTCCGCGAAATCTACGAGGACAAGCACGGCAAGATAGAGCGCGGTGGCGACCGGAAATCAAAGGACAACGATTGCCCTTTGATTTTTGCACCCGGCAAGGAGCTTTCCGAGCGGGTTCAAGAGCGCCTCGGCATCGGCGCAAGCACCTACAAAAATGTGACGAGGATCGGCCAGAAGCTGCATCCGATGCTGCGCAACTCACTGCGCGGCACTGAGTATGAAAACGACCAAAAGCAGCTGCTGAAGCTCGCCGGCTTGCCCGAGGCCGAGCAGACCGGCATTGCCGCCGCGCTCAAATTCGAGCCGGACCTGAAGAAGGTCATGGGAATGGACAAGCCGGCAAAGCCGGCTGCCCCCGAGGACCAAGCCAGCATCCTCAAGAAGCTGATCGCAGCCTGGGAGAAGGCGAGCGACGAAACCCGCAACGAATTCCTTGAGCACATGGGCCTCTCCGATCGCGGAGATCCGTTGATGCGTGAGATTATGGAGGACGCGGCATGAAGCGCGATCACACCCAGCTCGACTTCTTCCTTGAGCCCGTTTTTCCTGTCCGTGACCCGGCCCAGAAACTCGACCTCGACCGTTACCGCACGAAGCTGAAGCGTGCGATGGCGCGGGCTATCCGAGAGTGCCCCTATGACAGGCCGACCATCGCCGCGCGCATGGCACAGTATCTCGGCCTGCCGTCGATCAACAAGGCGACGCTTGACGCCTACACGGCGGAAAGCAAGGCGCACGACATCACCATGCCGCGCTTTGCGGCACTGGCGCACGCCACCGACGCCTTGTGGCTCTGGGACGAGGCCGCGTCCCTGCAGGGCGTGACGATGCTGATCGGCGAGGAGGCCGTGTTGGCGGAAATCGCGTTTTGCCGCCAGGAGCAAAAGCGGATCTCGGCCCAGCTGAAGCGGCTGACCGCCCGGCCCATCCGCATCCAATCGCGGAGGAAAGGCTGATGGACGGCTGGTTCACGCTCGACGCCCTGTTTGATCTGCGCCTGCCCGGCATGCCGACCAGCCTGTCGAGCCTGAAGCGGCTGGCAAACGACGGCAACTGGCGCCAACGCGAGGGCCAGGCCCGTCAGGTTGCGACCAGCACGAAACCCGCGTGGCAGTATCACCAGTCGCTGCTGCCGGGTCTTGCACAGGCGAAGCTCGCACAGATCGCGCAGCGGGACGCCACCCTGGCGGAAACGCGCGAGAAGCGCCGGGCTCTTTACTGGAAAACATTCCAGGCGATGACCGACGAACACCGGCAGATCGCGCACCAGCGCCACGCGTTGATAATCACGGCCGAGGACGCCCTAGCAAAGCGGGAGCTTGCCGGTTCGGTGGCGTCCGTCGAAGAGACCCTGGCACCTGTCCTGCGCAAGTTCGGGGTTTCTTCGTCGACCTACTATGAGCTGCGAAAGAAGCTTACCTCGGTCGCTCGGGAAGACTGGCTGCCAGCGCTCGCGCCGGCCTATGCCGAAAGCGGCACCGTTGCCAACACCGCGCCATGCCATGAGTTGGCGTGGTCGGCTCTCAAGTCCGATTACCTTCGGTCGGAAAAGCCGACCTTCTCGTCGTGCTACCGGCGCATGAAAGAAGCCGCCAAAAAGCACAACTGGGCGCCAATACCCGAGGAGCGCACGCTACGCCGTCGGATGGAGGCGGAAGTGCCGCGTGCGGTCCAGATCCTGACCCGCGAAGGTCGCAAGCGCGCCGAGCAGCTCTACCCCAGCCAGATCCGCACCAAGACGCACCTGCACGCGATGGAGATTACCAACACCGACGGTCACAAGCTCGACCTGTTTGTGCAGGTTCCTTGGAAGTCCGCCGAGGCGACGGATAAGGTGACCGATCGCGTTATCCTGCTCGGGATCCAGGATATCTATTCCGGCAAAATCCTGTCATGGCGGCTTTGCGAGGCCGAGACGTGGGATGTCGTGCGCGCCTGCGTCGGCGACATGGTCGAAGACCACGGCATCCCGGACCATCTCTACATGGACAACGGCCGGGCCTTCGCCTCGAAGCTGATCTCAGGCGGTGCGACCAGCCGCAATCGGTTCAAGAAGATCGAAAACGAGGTCGCCGGCCTTCTGAAGACGCTCGATATCGAGCCGCATTTCACCAAGCCCTATTCCGGCCAGTCCAAGCCGATCGAGCGCGCCTGGAAAGACCTTGCCGAGGAGATTTCCAAGCATCCGGCCATGTCCGGCGCCTACACCGGCAACAAACCCGAAAACAAGCCCGAGAACTATCGCAGCTGGGCCGTCCCGCTCGACGTCCTGGAACGCCATGTTGCCGAGCGGATCGCCGAGCACAATGCGCGCACCGGGCGCAGATCCGAGACGGCCAAGGGTCGAAGCTTCGACGAAACGTTCGCGGAGAGCATGCGCCATCCCGCCACCATCGTTCGTAGGGCGACGGAAGCACAACGCTCACTCTGGATGCTGGCAGCCAAGGTTCTGAAAACGCGAGCCCGCAACGGCGAAATCCACTTCCAGAAGAATGTCTACTGGGCTCCGGAACTCAACGAATGGATGGGCCAGCACCTCACGGTCCGTTTCGACCCTGACAAGCTGCACCAGCCGGTGAAGGTCTATGACCCTGAAGGCCGCTTCATCTGCGAAGCACCTTGCACCGAGAAGGCCGGATACAACGAGCAAGCCAAGGCTGCCCGTCATGAGCGGAACCGCCGCGCCCTGGTCAAGCTCAACAAGACGAAGGCCAAACTGCACAAGCAGATGTCGGCCGCCCAGCTCGGCGAGCTTTATGCCGCCGACCCGCCGGAAAAGCCGGAGCCCATCCGTCCCACGATCACCCGCATCGTCACCGGAAACCTCGCGATCGAGCAGGAAACCGACGTGATGTCGCAAGACGAATACGAGGCCGGCATCGCGCGCGGTCTTTCCCTGATTTCGGGCGACAGCTCGATCATCCCATTCCCGAAAGGGGATCGGCCGGCAGGTAGTGCGTCCGGCCGTAAAAGCAGAGCCGAAACGTAGTGAGTACGGTTCCCACAAAAAAATGGGGCGGGTCCACGAAACCCGCCCATCCAAAACCTGAATAGGAACCTTTTTGAATGCTTGATATCCTGAATGCAATACCTGCTACCTGGGACTTGCCCGAACCGGCAGAAAAATTCGTCGCGAAGCACTCCGCAGACGAAGTCGCGACGTGGGAACGCCTTCGCGAGGGCGTAGCCAACCAGGCAGCCAAGAACGGCTGGACGAAAGCGGAAACCGGCCGGCGCATCGGCATGGCGGAAAGCTCTTTTTCCCAGTGGCTTTCCGGGACGCTTCTCGGCGTTCTCGAAAATCAGAACGCCCAGGTGCGCCGGTGGCTGGATGCTCTTGAGGAAAGCGCGGCAGTAGAAGCCGCGATGCCTGAGGGGCCGCATTTCCTGCGGACGCTGGCCGCGCGCGAAGTCCACTCCACGCTGTTGCTTGCCCAAACCATGACCGGTTTCGTCACCATCACGTTGGCGGCCGGACGCGGCAAAACCACCGCGTGCAGAGAATACCAGCGGGTCAAGCCGCATGTGCACATGGTCACCCTCAATCCCAAAGTGAAGACCGTGCATGGCGTCATGAGCCTCCTTTCGCGAAAGCTCGGTGTTCGAGTTTTCAACCCGGCCGATCTGGTCGACATGGTCGGCGAGCGGCTGTCTTCATCGGGGGACCGCGCCCTCTTGATCATTGACGAAGCGCAGCACGCCGACGCGGAGAGCGTCAACCAGCTCCGCTACTTCTCCGACAATTACCGCGTCGGCCTTGCCCTTGTCGGGAACGAGGAGGTGCGCAAGCGGATGACGCAGGCCGCGCAGCAGACTTCCAGCCGCGACCAGATCCTGAGCCGGATCGATAAGAACCTGAAGCGCGATCCCGGCCGCGAGGCAGATGTGCGCACGTTTATCGACGCCTGGAACATCCAGGACCCATCCTGCGTCAAGCTCCTGTTCGGCATCGGGCTCAAGGGTGGCGCGCTCCGGCAGATCGACCGCACCGTCAAGATGGCCTGCTTGGCGACCCAAAGGCCAGCCTCCGAGTTGGAGCGAAAGCACCTGGAAGCCGCCTGGAACAATCGCGAAGTGGAGGAAGTGTGATGCGCGCCAGCACACTTCCGAGCGAGCACCTGGACGCGATTGTGCGGGAGTTGAGCCCATTTTGCGGCGGCGACGAAGTCAGCATGCCTGGCGACGATTTCGACAGCCTGGTCGAACGGTTGTCGGCCGTCCGCAAGATGATGAACGTGATCGAGCGCGAGCTTGGTGCTCTTCGGCTCGCCGAGGCTGCCCGCGAAGGCCGGAAGATTGTCGACCAGCTTGCCGGCGACCAGTTGCACAGCATGGTCACCGACCCCGAGGGCAAGGTCATTTGGCCCGACTTCGGCGGGAGGAAGTGATGGTTCCCGAGATCATCGACGACTTGCGCAAGGCATACGAGCCCTTCGAAAAAGATGGCGTCCATCTTGAGCCGGGTCACGTCCGCGTCTTGCTGTTGATGCTCGGTTTTCTGGCGACCGAATGGCGCAACATGGAACTGCGCCTCAACGGCGGCGTCATCCTCATTGATCCCAACAGCAACGTCGTCCCGCTCAAGCAGCCCTCGCCCGGTTCCAATCCGGGCGGTGGCGCCGCGTAACCATCCCCGAAAACAGGAACTTTCCCAATGCAAGCAGTTATTCTCGAAGAAATCGCCGAGACGGGTATCGTCAAGGTCAGCGGGCGCGACTACATGCCCGACGCCAAGGGCAACCTCGTCCCGGTCGAACTCATCAAGCCGGCCGACAAGCTGCAGGACGAAGTGGTCCGCAAGATCATGGCTTTCGCTGTCGATTTGAGCGCGCAGATCGCCCGCTTCCTCGGCCACACCATGACCGACCTCGGCGAGTTCGATGCTCTCCTTGCCCAGGAGTACAAAACCAAGGTCGGCGGCGCGAAAGGCAACCGGACCTATCAGACTTTCGATGGCCTCATGAAGGTGCAGGTCTCGGTCTCGGAGTTCATCGACTTTGGCCCGGAGCTACAGATCGCCAAGACAAAGCTCGACGAAGTGCTGAACGAATGGTCGGCCGACGCACGCCCGGAAATCCGCGCGATCATCACGCGGGCGTTCAACACCGACAAGGAAGGCCAGGTGAGCCGCTCGGATATCTTCACATTGCTGCGCCTCGATATCGAGGACGAGCGCTGGCTAGACGCGATGCGAGCCATCCGTGACGCGATGCGCGTCACCGGCTCGAAAGAGTACGTCCGCTTTTACCAACGCGCCAAGATCACCCAATCGTGGCAGCCGGTGACCATCGACCTGGCAAAGGCCAAGGCAGGTGCAGCATGAACGGCCTTGCTCTACAAAGCGCCCGCGTCGCTCGGCTCTATGCCGAAATGCGCTGCCCCGCCTGCGGTAGCAAGCGGAATGGCTCGGCTACGCTCGAAGAGCGGTTGACCGTCTATTTCGACTGCGGAGCCATATTTGCGTGCGATAGCGGTCTCCCAATCGTGGCGCACGTACCGTGCCCTGGCCCGTCGCAGGTTGCAGCGGCCGCGCTGGATCGCGAGGCCCGCGGCGAAATCGCCCCGCGCAGGCACCTGCCGTTGGTCCTGGACGAAGACTGGTTGGCAGCTTTCGCAACGTGGAACCTCGCCACCTTCGGCCCTGGCAAGCGCACGGCCGGGACCATCGACCACATCAAGAAGGAGCTGCGCGAGATCGAGGCGGACCCCGACGACGCGAAGGAATGGGTGGACATCGTTCTCCTCGGCCTCAACGGCTTGGTGCGCCAAGGACGGTCCCCTGCCGAAGTCATCGGCGCCATTCGCGGAAAGGACACGGAGAACCGGACGCGCCGGTGGCCCGATTGGCGGACCACCGATCCAAATCTGGCGATTGAGCATGACCGCTCATCTGCCATGATTTGCGACCCCGACATGGCCGGAGTGCGGCCATGACGCGAACCATCCATACTACCGTTCGCGAATACGAAGAGCTACTTGCAGCCGAGTTTCGCCGCGACGGGCACCACGTCGAAGATGTCGGCGGCAACATCGTTGCTACCATCGTGGTGTTCGCTGACGACGGCGAGCCGCGTGGCCGGCAGATCGACCTTTCGCGTTATGCCCAAGCCATCGAGAGGAAGTTGTCATGAGCGGCATCTTCCTCACCGACACCTGCCGCCTGAAATCCTACTCAGCTTCCACCAAGGGCGCGAGATCCACCATCAAGATCGAGATCGATGTCGCCGACCATCGCGATCTCGGTTTCGTCTTGCGCGAGCTGGCCGAGATCGAAGCCGAGCAAAACGCGAAGGAAAAGGCGCAGCGCAAGCCGGCCGCCGCCAAGGCTGCCCGGCCGCTCGCACTTCCTAGCCCGCTTCTGCAACTCCCCTACTACGACGAGGAAGGACCGGCCGAATGACAATCGTTGATCTCCAGCAGGTCAAAGACCAGCGCGAGGGGCCTGACGCCGACTGCCTTCTGCGCGACCATTTGGGCCGGCCCATGGGCCTGTTCGGCTTCGAGTACGTGGTCGACGGCCGGAAATGGTCGTTCCACCTCGAAGCCTACTCCCACGACGACGCAGAGAAGCACATCGAGACCATCCGCCAGGGCGTCACTTTCCTCGGCCAGCTCAGCCGCACCGGCTCATATTGAAGGGATGCACCGATGAAGAGCATCGCAGCAATCCACGTAGCAAAGAAGCACTTCGGCCTGGACGACGACACCTACCAGGCGAAGCTCCAGCGCATCACCGGCAAGACATCGACGAAGGACATGACGGAGGGCGAGCGCCAGCAGGTGCTCACCGTGTTCCGCAATGAAGGTTTCGAGCCGGCGCCGAGCGCGGCTCGTCCGAATGGTCGCGCCAAGCTCACCGGCCGATACGCCGGCAAGCTGCAGGCGCTCTGGATCGCCTGTTACAATCTCGGGATCGTCGGGAACCGCGACGACGCCGCGCTGCTCGCCTTCGTCAAACGCCAGACCGGCATTGACCACGTTCGCTTCCTGAAGTTCGCCGACGATGCGGCGAAAGCGATCGAGGCGCTCAAGGGCTGGATGGCCCGAGAAGGCGGCGTCGTCTGGTCGAATGTCGAGGCCCTCGCAAACTACGATCGCGCGGACGGTTACAAGATCGCCTGGGCGCAGTGGCGCAAGCTCTACCGACCAGCCACGAGCACGTTGGCATTCCGCATGGCAGTAACTGACCTGACCGGAGTGCCCGCCGACCAATGCACGGCAAAAGACTGGATCGCTGTCATGAACGCCCTTGGCGAACGTATCCGGGCGGCAAAAAGTAACGGGGAAGCCAGAAGATGAACCGAACCGTCCGCGTCACAGATCATGCCATCCTGCAGTACCTCCAGCGCGCGCACGGTCTCGACGTGGACGCGGTTCGCCGGCACATGGCCGGGCTCGCCACCACCGCCCACGAACTTGGAGCGATCGGCGTTGTCGTCGAGAATGTGAAGCTCCGCCTTGAGGCAGGCGTCTGCATTTCCGTGCTTGAGCGTCGTTGGCCGTCGCGCCATCCGGAACGAGGCGAGCCATGAAGAGCCTCCCGCTGTTTGATACGAGCAGACTTGCCTTGATCAAAGCGGAGCGTGAAGCGCTTTTGAAGCGTCTTCAAAGGGTCCGCATGGACGCCCATTCGCGGATCCGCGTTCAGCAGAAAGTCGCACTTCTGACGGCAGAGCAGGTTCGTCTCGAATTGGCCCTTGACGGAGTGGTGCGCCGATGACCAGCACCCTTCCCGGTTTGCTCGGCGATATCGCCGATATCGTCGGCCCTGAGGTCGCCTTGGCGATTGCTCAAAGCCATGGCGGCACGCGCGTCGCGATCCCTCCTCGTGCCGAGCCCGGCCACTGGCTGACGGAACTCGTCGGCGAAGAAGTTGCCGACAAGATCTGCCGTGGCCTTGCTATTCTTGAAGATGGCCGGCTCAAGGGTGTTCGCAGCGAGGTCATTCCGCTCGGCCCCTCGTCGGTTCTAAAGCAGGCGCGTCGCCGCGCGCACCAAGCTTTGACGAACGGTGCCAGCGCCCGAGAAGCGGCCCGGCATTCAGGCTTGCACGAGCGCACGATTTGGCGCATGAAAGCAAAGACGGACGACGACCAAGGCTCGTTGTTCTAGTTCGCTGACAGGTGTCAGCCCGCACCCCTTCCCCACTGTACGCATAGTCGCCCCAGATCAACGGCCCGCTTTGGCTGCCTTCGACTGGGGCTTTTTCATGAACTTTGACGAATGGGTTATCGCGCGCCTGCGGGCGCACGGCGCATACTCCGGTGTCGTTGATGCCGTGCCGGGCCGCCAGATGTTTGCCGCGATCAAGCGCTTCCAGCAGGCTGGCAACCTTCCCATTACGGGTCTCGCTGACAACGATACGGTCAAGGCGCTTCGCATCGAGCCGAAGTCGATCCCCCAAAGTCCCCTGGTCGTCTACTCGCGCGGCGTGAATGCGCCGGCCGAACCGGTCTGGATGCGCGAGGCGCGGCGGTTCATGGGTCTCAAGGAGATCGCAGGACCGGCTTCGAACAGCACGATCATGGGCTGGGCGAAACGCCTCGGCAGTTGGGTGGCGGGCTTCTACACCAATGACGACATTCCTTGGTGTGGCCTCGCTCTCGCGCACTGGATCAGCTTCACGCTCCCCGATGAGCCGTTGCCGGCGAACTATCTGTCCGCGCTCGCCTGGAAGAAGTTCGGCCAGGTGCTCGATACGCCATCGCGCGGCGCGATCCTCGTTTTCGAACGTCCCGGCGGCGGTCACGTCGGCCTCTATGTTGGCGAAGACGCCACGCATCTCCACGTTCTCGGCGGCAATCAGTCGAACTCTGTTTCGATCACCCGCATCGCCAAGACGCGGCTGGTCGGGATCCAGTGGCCGACGAGCGGCGGACAGCCGATCGGTGGTCGGGTGATGCTCTCGCCATCCGGCGCTGTCTCCCGCGACGAGGCCTGACATGCAGAAGCCCGGTTACGGTCTGACCCGCCAAGCCTTTTGGATCTCTTTCATTCTTGCCTGGCTGGTCATCGGCGCGATCGTCGCCGGCGGGCTTCGCGGTTCGCGCGAGGCGGTCGATCTCGCGGGCATCACCGTCCCGAGCATGATCGCGCTGATTGCGGCCTTGCTCGGTATCCATCGTGCCTTCGGTTCTATGGACTATCGTTCGGCGGCGGCGAACCTGCCGCGCGACCAGCCGAGCGACGGGCTGGGAGAAGTCCGATGACGGCGCTGCTTTCGAAGGCCGCAGCGCCGTTCGTCATCGCCGGGTTGTTGTTCGTGGCTGGCTTTGGCCTTTGGGCCTTTGCCGCATCCCAAACAAACCGCCTCGCCGAACGTGTCAGGGCCGAGGCCCGCGCCGAGCGCGACAGTCATTGGACAGCCGAGATCGAGCGCGCCAACGCCCACGCGGCCAGACGCATCGCCGACCAGGCACGCGAGGCCCTGCGCGTCGAATCCGTTACGAACGAACGCATCCGCGCAGCCGAACAGAAACAAGTCGAACTGGAGAAGAAGAATGCGGCTTTGCCGAATGGCGATCGTTGCGGCCTTGACCGCGATCGTGTCCGCCTGCTCCCCCGCTGATCCGAAGCCGGTGATCCGCACCGAGATCCTGCGTCCTGTTGTTTCTCAAAGCGCCCGGCAGCCTTGCGCGGAACCGGTCGGCGTGCCCGATCGGGAATTGACGGCAAGCGAGGTCACGTCCGGCTGGAGTGCGGATCGGACCTCGCTTGTGGCCTGTGAGCAGCGCCGTGCCGCAGCGGTCGCCGCCATTGATGGAGCGGCGCCGTGAACTTCGGAAACTCTCAGTTCGACCTTGCCGAACAGCGTGCTGAAGAGGAGCGCGAAGCCAGCATCGCCGCCGCGTCTCGCTCGCTTCAACAGGCGGGTGCGATCCATTGCGAAGATTGCTCCATCGAGATCCCACCGAAACGCCGCGCCGCTCTTCCGTCCGCAACGCGTTGCGTCCGATGCCAGCAACACCATGAAAGACCAGCGGGGAAACGGCAGTGATGGTGGAGACCTTGAAGTCCTGGCTTGGCCTGCTGTCGCTCATCATCTCGGTCGGCATTGCCCTTTGGACGATCATTTCGTCGGGGTCGAAGCAGACCGCGAACGAGCTGGCCGAGTTCAAAAAGACGGATGCGTCCGAGAAGAAGGCGCTGATGGAGGCCGTCCAGGCGCTCGGTCAGCGCACCCAAACGCTGGAAAGCGAACTCAAACACCTTCCTGACCGCGAGACCACGCACCGCATGGAACTCGCGATGATGGAAATCAACGGAAAACTCAATGTGATGGCGGAACGGCTGAAGCCGATCGAGGCGATCGGCGAACGTCTGCAAGAAGCTTTGCTGGAGAAGGCACGGACATGAGCGGTCTCGACTTTGATTACTCCCGGATCATGCGCGAGGAAGCGCGTCTGATCATCTTGCGGGCGTTGTCCGAACAGAACAACGAAAGCCTCAACAGCTCCATGCTGGAGCCCGTCCTAGCACGCTTCGCCATCATCCAGGATCGCCCCTGGATCCACGGCGAGCTGGAGTATCTTCGCAACATGGGCGCGGTCCTGGTCACCGAAGCCGGCAGCGTCAAGATCGCGACACTGACCGAACTCGGCCGCCGGCACGTTGATCGGCTGGTGGCGATCGAGGGCGTGAAGCGCCCCTCGCGGCCGGGAGCCTGACGATGCGCGGCCGGTTGTCGGGGATCGAGCAGCTCCCGGAAGAGTGTTCCGAGATCGTCGCCTGGGCCGCACAAGCGCTCCAGGAGCGTGACCGATCGCAGACGGACATCTATCAGGAGTTTCACGCGCGCCTTGAAGCCTTGCAAACAGAGTTCCGAGGGGAACTCGATTTCCGCATTCCGAGCTTCTCCGCGTTCAATCGCTATAGCATCAAGCTGGCAGCGATGACGCAACGCCTGCAGCAGACCCGCGAGATCGCGACGACGCTGGCCAAGAGCTGGGACATCGAGGCATCCGACAATCTGACGCTGATTGCGGCCGAAGCGCTGAAGACCCTCGTCTTCGAACTGCTGTCCTCGAAGGGTGAGGCAGGTATCGATCCGAAGGGTGCGATGGCACTCGCCAATGCGCTGCGCGCTGCCGCTCAGGCACAGGGCATCTCGACCGCCCGGCGCCAGAAGATCGAAACCGAGTTTGCCGAAAACGCCAAGCAGGCGGTCGCCCAGGTGCAGAAGGCCAAGGGGCTTTCAGCAGACGCGGCCGAAGAAATCCTGTCGAAGATCCTCGGGGTCAAAACGTCATGACGGCCCCGATTACTGCAGCACAATGGGCCGAGGCCCGGCGAACCGCCACAGAGGTTCTGCCGGGCCTCGTCAAAGAAGTCGGTCTTCCCAAAGCGCTGCTGTCCTACCAGGGGCGCGCGATCGAGCTGCTGGAAAGCACCGCCTGCCGCGTGCTGTTCATCGAGAAGAGCCGGCGCATCGGCCTGACCTTCGGCTTTGCGGCCTACGCGGCATTGCGCGCCGGCCGGTCGAAAGCCGCCGGCGGCATGGACGTGATGTACATCTCCTATTCTCAGGAGATGACGCGCGAGTTCATCGACGCCTGCGCCATGTGGGCACGCGCCTATTCCGATGCAGCGCTCGCAGTCGACGAGTTCCTGTTCGACGACAGCGACACGGATGGGGAGCGGTCGATCCAGGCGTTCCGCATCCGCTTCGCTTCCGGCTTCGAGATCCTCGCGCTCTCGTCCGCGCCGCGCACGCTTCGCGGTAAGCAGGGCGTGGTCATGATCGACGAAGCCGCCTTCGTCGACAGCCTGCCGGAGCTTCTGAAGGCGGCACTCGCCTTCCTGATGTGGGGCGGCCAGGTCGTTGTTTGCTCGACCCATGACGGAACCGAGAACGAGTTCAACAAGCAGATCCAGGCGATCCTTGCCGGCCGGTCGAAGTACAGCCACTTGCGCATCGATTTCGACCAGGCGCTGAAGGAAGGCCTGTACGAGCGCATCTGCCTGGTCAACGGGAAGGAATGGACGCCGGAGGGCGAAGCCGCCTGGCGACAGGAGATCATCGACTTCTACGGCGACGGCGCCGACGAAGAACTATTCTGCATCCCGACGGCCGGCTCGGGTGCCTGGCTGCCGGCGCCGTTGATCGAAGCCCGCATGACGATCGAGGCGCCGATCATCCGATTGGAGTTGCCGCTCGACTACCTGCACCGACCCCGGCTCGAGCGAGCACTCCTCATGACGACAGTGCTCAGCGAACTGGGCGCGGCACTAAAAACGCTTGATCGCTCAAAGCGGCATGCTCTCGGTTTCGACTTCGCCCGCGTTGCCGACTTGTCGGTTGCCACGCTGCTCTCGATCGACAGGCTGCTGAAGCGGGAAGAGGCGTTGACGCTTGAGATGCGCAATGTCCCAGGCGACGAGCAGAAGCTGCTCATCCGCATGATCCTCGAAGCCGCGCCGCGACTGGTCGGCGCGGCCTTCGACGCCACCGGCATGGGTTGGACCGTCGCCGAAGATATGGGACGCCGCTTCGGTTTACGGACCCCGGAGTACCCCGCTGGCCTGGTCGAAGCGATCAAGTTCTCCCAGGACTGGTACCGCTTCAACATGCCGCCGTTAAAAACAGCCTTCGAAGACGAAGGCGCGATCGCGCTTGCGAAGGACGACGAGCACTTGACCGATCTGCGGATCGTCAAGGTCATTTCAGGCGTGCCGCGCGTGCCAGACGTTCGGACCGGCGAAGGGTCCAAGAAACGCCACGGCGACTTCGCCATCGCACTCGCCCTGGCTCACTACGCCAGCCGCCATCAATGGACCGAATACGACTATCTGTCGGTCAAGGATCTGAACCGGGAGATGGTCGGCCACAACGGTGGTCCGTCGCTCGATGACGACGACAGCGACGACTACGGGAGAAAACATTGGTAAGCACGCGCACATCAACGATCCTTGGCCCGGACGGAAACCCGATCGTGGTCAAGGTTCTCTCAGAGGAAATCGCCGCGCCGACCGTCGCCGGCGTGCGCCGCACCCACGAAGATCGTGTCGCCTCCGGCCTGACGCCCGAGCGACTAGGCACGATCCTGCGTGAGGCAGCGCGGGGCGAGGCGAGAAACTATCTGACGCTCGCCGAGGAAATGGAGGAGCGCTATCTCCACTATGCGTCGCAGCTTCAGACGCGTCGGCTAGCGATCGCGGGCGTCGATCCGACGATCGAAGCCAATGGCGCCGACAGCAAGATCGTCGATGCCGTCACCGAGCTGGTCAGCGACGACGGCTTCGACGATGCTCTCGGCAACCTCACCGATGGTATCTCGAAGGGCTATGCCGTCGTCGAAATGATGTGGGAGTATGAGCGCAAGGCGCTGCGGCCGGTGCAGTACATCGAGCGCGACCCACGCTTCTTCCAGCTCGATCGACTGAGCCTGCGGGAACTGCGCCTGGCCGTCGATGGCTCGATCGAGGGCGAGCCGCTGCCAGAGGCGAAGTTCCTGCGCCACCTTCCCCGCACGAAGATGGGCCTGCCGCTTCGCCGCGGAATGGCCCGACCGGCAGCATGGGCCTATCTTATCCAGCAGTTCACCCTGCAGGATTGGGCGGCCTTCTCCGAGGTCTACGGGATGCCGCTGCGCGTCGGCAAGTACAACGCCAACGCCAGCCCGACCGACAAGAGAACGCTGCTAAAAGCGGTTGCCTCGATCGCCAACGACGCCGCCGCCATCATCCCGCAGGGCATGGACATCGAGTTCCATGAAGTGAGCGGCAACAACGGCGCCGCAGTCTTCGGCGGCTTGCTGGAATACATCGACAAGCAGATCTCGAAGCTCGTCGTCGGCCAGACCATGACATCGGACGACGGTTCGTCGCTCGGCCAGGCCAAGATCCACAACGAGGTGCGGCTCGACATCCTGCGCGCGGATGGCAAGCAGCTCGGCCGCACGGCCAACCGCGACCTGATCAGACCCTTCGTCGATCTCAACTATGGACCGCAGGAACACTATCCAAGCGTCCAGCTCCTCGTGCCCGATCCGGAAGACGTCGCTGCCCTGACCGAGGCGGTCAGCAAGATGATGCCGTTCGGCCTGCGCGTGAAGCAATCGGAGATCCGCGAGAAGATCGGCCTGTCCGATCCCGGCGACGATGACGAGCTGCTCGTGCAGCCAGGCCAGACCCCGCCGCCAGCGGCCGCGCCCAGCAAAGGACCCGCCCCCAAGGACGCACCCGTCACCGACGAACGCAAATCGAAGACCGCCGCGCTGTCGGCGATTGTCTCCGACCACAAGCGCGCCTGCCGGTGCGGCGCCTGCGTTGCGCTGCTGGCGGCCGACGCCGGTGCGCCGGACGCGCTCGACCAGGTCGATGCGCTCTTCGCCGAGGCGTTGGATGATTGGGAAGCCATGGCGACGCCGATCGTGCAGCCCATCGTTGACGTGATCGAGACTGCCGGCAGCTTTGAAGACGCCTTGAAGCTCCTTCAAGCGGCCGGCCCCGACGCTTCGAAGATGGCCGAACGTCTCGCACGCTTGACGGCGATCGGACGCGGCATCGGCGATATCGCGGACTGACGATGGCCGAGATCCGAAAAGGTTTCGCGCCGCCGCCCGAGGTGACCTCCTACTTCGCCGGCAAGTCGCTGCGGCCGGCCTTCTCCTGGCTCGACGTGTGGGCGGAGGAACACGCCTACGCCTTCACCGTTGCCAAGGCGACCGAGGCCGAGCTGCTCGGCGCGTTCAAAACGTCGATCGACGATGCGATCAAAACCGGCAAGGGTTTCGAAACCTGGAAGGCCGAGGCGTGGAAAGAGTTGACCAGGCTCGGCTGGTGGGGGCCGCGCATGGTTGCCGACCCCTCCGGCCGCGATCCGGACCGCATGGTGAACTTCGCGTCCGACCGCCGGCTGAAAACGATCTTCTGGTCGAACCTCAACAGCGCCCGATCGGCGGGCCAGTGGGAGCGCGCCCAGCGGACGAAGAATGCGCTGCCCTATATTCTTTACGTCCGCACGACATCGGGCGATCCCCGGCCTGAGCATCTCGCCTGGGTCGGCATCATCTTGCCAGTCGATCATCCGTTCTGGAAAACACATTGGCCGCCGAACGGCTGGATGTGCAAATGCCAGGTGCGGCAGATCTCGGCGCGCGAGGCCGAGCAGCTCCTCGGCCGAGAACCGAAGGAAGGCGGCATCATCTACCGGAACACGCCACCGGATCTCGGGCCGGACATTCAACACCGCAATCGGCGCACTGGAGAGATCACCTCGGTACCGCAGGGCATCGATCCCGGCTGGCACACCAATCCCGGCCTGGCCCGCGCCTCTACCCTGATCCGCAGCTTTGAAGAGCGCTTGCCGTCGATCCCGCCGGAGAAGGCGACGGCCGCGCTGACCGAGCTATGGTCCGATCCCTATTTGCGCCTGGCGCCACGCCTGCCGGAGAAGGTGTGGCTTCCGGCCGGCGTCAATACGGCGCTGGCGAAAGAGTTGGGCGCCACATCGCCTGTCGTTTCTGTGACCAGCGAAGCGATCGCCGAGCGGATGCAGCGGCACAAGATGTCGATCGAGGATTTCGCAGTGCTGCCGCAGGTGCTTTCTGAGGGGCTAATCCTGCCTGACCTCGCCGGCAAGGCAAACACGCGAACGGTGATCGTGAAGATGGGCAAGGCCCTCTGGCGCACGTTCGTCTCGGTATCCGCCAATGGTTACTTGCGCGCCAATTCCCTGCATCAGAAAACCGACAGCGAACTCCGGCGCCAGTTGCAGCGGGCGGGTATCAGGTGGCCGTTCGGGGAATGAAGCGTGGCAGGGAGGGACCGCCCCCGGCAAGTCGCCGGCTCCCCTCCAATGGTCATCGAGGACAACGGATTTCGCTGCCACGCAGGCAATACTATAAAGGCAAATGGCTTCAAGGCAAATATGCCGTGAGGCCAAGCTTCCCAAGCAGGGTCCGCGCCTGCGCGTCTGCCATGGTCCGACCAACATCATCAAGGAACTCCGGGCCACAGAAGAGCTTCAGGTTCTTGGCATCGAGTTGGTCGGCGTCAAGGTGGCCGCTGTTGACGATCACGACACGCCAGGCGCAACCAAGAACCGGATTTTTGCGGAAGCCTTCATAAGAGCAGCCTGTGCTCAAACAAAACGCAACATTGCGCTGGCCCTGATAGTCCCCTTTGATGGCAGCGCTGTAGTCCCGCTCCCACGTTTCTTTAGTCAGCCTGCACCTTTCTGGATTCTCTGCATCCTTGCAGTCGGCCTCGATAAAGATGTAGTCCATCGCGGGACGCCACTCTTCCGCTCTCGATGCCGATGCAATGCTGGTCAACACCAGCGCCGCAATAATGCTTCTCATCACAGCCCCCAACGCCTTCTTCGGGTGTTACCATAGAAACGGCCACAGACACGCGCAAGGCGTCTCAGACGCCCGGATACACGTCCCCGGCCCATGAAGCGCGCCGGTGGGCTTCAAAATGGCTTCGAAATCGATTTGCTTATTGATTGTTCGCCCGCATGAGGGGTAGAAACGATCCCAGCGGATCCGGCCTGCGTTTTCAGGCCGCTGACAGGTGTCAGCCCCTTCCGTGTTCTTGGCTCTGGCAAACATTGCCTCATGAACACGAACCGCGCAACCCACTTCGAATTTACCTGCTTCTCGGCTGACCTTCCGCCGGAAGTTCTCGCCATGACCAGCGTCACCGCGATCGACGTCTTTGCGACCGGCGCGGCGACGGCCGACAAGCCGGCGCCGGAATGGATCAAGCTGACGCCGCGCGGTGCCTTCACCAGCCGCGATGGCCGTTCGTTCGACACGTCCCCGGAAGTGTTGGCTGAACGCTTCAGCGCCGATGGCGTTGCCGTGCCGATCGACCTTGATCATGCGACCGTCAAGAAGGCATTGTTCGGCGACGCCGCTCCCGCCGTGGGCTGGATCGAAGAACTGCAGGCGCGTGTCGATGGTCTCTATGGCCGCGTCGCCTGGCTTGAGGAAGGTCTTCGCGTCCTCGCCGCACGCACTCACCGTTACATCTCGCCGGCGCTCAAAGCCGATGATGCCGGGAAGGCCACATGGCTGCACTCCGCTGCCCTGGTCGCGGCGCCCGGAATTTCCATGCCGGCCGTTGCGTCGGCGACCCCCACCTCAACGGAGAAGAACATGTTGAAAGAGATTGCCGCTGCGCTCGGCCTCGCCGCCGAAGCGTCGGAAGCCTCGTGCCTGTCCGCCATCACCGATCTGCGTAAGCGCATCGATCCGGCCGTTCACCAGGAAACGCTCAACACCCTGGCCGCGCGCGACACGGAGCTTGCCACGATCAAGAAGACGGGCCGCGACAAAGAGGTCAACGATCTGATCGAGGGCGCGCTCACCGCCAAGAAGATCGCGCCGGCCCAGAAGGACGCCTATGTCGCCCTCTGCGCGACCGATGACGGCTTCGCCCAGGTCAAGACGTTGCTCTCGACGCTGGGTGCTGGCCTCGGCACGTCCGGCCTGGACAACAAGCAGCCGGCCGACCAGCTCGCCACGCTCTCTGCCGAGGACCGCGAAGTCATGAAGATGATGGGCGTTACCGAGGAAGAGTTCCGCAAGGCCAACGGCCTCGCCACCGCCTGATCCCCACTCAAACCGTCTGGAGACATTGAAATGACGGCACAGTCGCAGGCCCGCTCGGTCGTCGAGCAGGAGGGCCGCTATTCCGAAGCGCCGATGAAGGGCGCAACCACGATCTTCCAGGGCGCGCTTGTCGTCATGGACGCCGGCCTGGCCGTGCCCGGCCGCACCGCCCTCAACCTCGTGACGATCGGCATCGCCGAGGCAACCGTCGTCAACTCCGGCGCCGATGGCGTGAGGAAGGCTCTCGCCAGGCGCGGCACCTTCAAGTTCTTCAACCACGGCGCCGACGCTGTGACCTCGGCCGAGATCGGCAAGGACTGCTTCATCGCCGACGATCAGACCGTCGCCAAGACCAACGGCACCAACACCCGCTCGATCGCCGGCAAGGTCGTTGGCGTCGAAAGCGACGGCGTCTTCGTACGCGTCGGCTACTAACCAACTCAAGCACTAAAGGAAACTCCGATGCCTCGTGTGATTACGCCCGCGCTCCTGGATGCGGTGAACAAGGGCTTCAAAGCCACCTTCCAGCAGGCCTTCGACGGCTACCAGCCGATGTACGAACAGATCGCCACCGTCGTCGAAAGCAACTCTTCCGAGGAAACTTATCCTTGGCTTGGCGACATCCCGAAGTTGCGCGAGTGGATTGGTGATCGCCACATCAAGGGCCTGACTGCCAAGGGCTACTCGATCAAGAACCGCAAGTTCGAATCAACGATTTCCGTGATCCGCGACGACATCGAGGACGACAAGCTGGGCCTCTACCGTCCGCGCATCCAGATGCTCGGCCAGTCCGCCGCCCAGCATCCGGACGAAATCACCTTCGAGCTGGTAAACGCGGGCTTCTCGTCGCTTTGCTACGACGGCCAGAATTTCTTCGACGTCGATCATCCGGTCGGCAAGGATGGAAATGTGCAGTCGGTTTCCAACATGCAGGCCGGCGCCGGCGAGGCCTGGATCCTCGCCGATCTCTCCCGCCCGCTGAAGCCGTTCATCTTCCAGAAGCGCCGCGACTATGCCTTCACCGCCAAGGAAGACGGCAAGTCGTCCGATCATGTCTTCATGAAGGATGAATACCTCTACGGCGTCGACGCGCGCGTCTCGGCCGGTTTCGGCTTCTGGCAGATGGCCTTCGGTTCGAAGGCGGACCTGACGCCCGCAAATCTCAAGGCGGCCTACACGGCGATGACGAGCTACACCGACGACGAAGGTCGCAAGCTCAACATCAAGCCGACCCACCTGATCGTCGGCAGTGCCAACACCTTCCAGGCGCGTGACATCCTGCTGGCAACCGTCATCGGCGGAACCAGCAACACGCTCGCAAACCTTACCAAAATCATCGAGGCGCCGCTCCTCGACTAAGCCATCGCGGCCGGCTGCAACCGGCCACGGTCACCCGCCCGTCAGCAACCTCCAAGGATCAAATGATGTCGCGTTCCCTCTTTCGAACATCCTACCGCTTCTTTTGCGACCTTCTGCACAGCATCGTCGTCTTCGTCATTACGGCGGTGATTTCCATTCGGGCTTTCGACTGGCGCGTGATTCCGCGCTTCAGCTTGGCGGCCTATCGGCGGCTCGGGTCGATGAAGCCGATCTACCGTGACAGCCATCGAACGCACGGCTTGAACATCACGCCGCTGCGCTGCTGATCTGTCGAGGGTTTCTCCTCCCCTCTCGACAGTGCCGGCGGCAGTCCTCCTCCCAATGCCGCCGGCGGTTTTCCGAAAAGTGGCCGTGTGTCGGCCCCTTTCCCGAGAACCACAACCGGAGACCGACCATGACCAGCAAGCCTGCCAAACAGCAAACAGAGAACAGCGAGACGCCTTCGTCCAGGCGCGTCGAAATTCTTGTCGTCACCGCACCTGGCGGTCCGCGCCGGCGGGCTGGTCTCTCCTTCGGTCCGGCGCCTGTCGAGCTGTTGGCGTCCGACCTGGGCGAGAACCCCGAGGAGACTTTGAACATCCTGCGCGCGGATTCGCTGCTGAAGATCGATGCCAAGGTCCGTGAGCTTCCGCCGGAAACGCCTGACCAGGAATAACCCCAGCGCCGAAGGACCGACGGGGCGGCGATCCGGCCGCCCCGCTCCTCTACCAGGAAGAAACGAATGACCACGTTTGCCGCCATCCCCGATCTTGAAGCACGGTTCCCGCACGAGCTGGCATTGGTGGCAGCCGACGAGCAGACCGGCCTTCGCGACGACATTCGCATCGGCCATGGCCTCACCGACGCCTCGATCGAGATCCGCTCGATCCTTGCCGCCCGCTATTCGGGCGCGGAACTGGCGGCGCTGGACGATGACGCGCTGGCATTGCTCCGCGTCTACTGCATGGACATTGCCTTCTACCGGATCGCGCTCGCCTTCAGCCGATCGAGCGACAACATCAAGGAACGCCACGACGCCGCGATCAAGCGCCTGGAGGCGATCGCCGCCGGCAAGGGCGCGCTGACTGGAACGGGCTCGCCGGGCGGCGGCTCGAGCGGAGGCGACGGCGCCGGCGTCGGCCAGAACGAAGTCGTGCTCGAGGCGCCGGAACGGATGTTCACGCGCGAACGGCTAGGACGCATCTGATGCCAGGAATTTCCATCCAGCTCGACGCCGGCGATCTGACTGCCGGGCTTGCCAAGCTCAAGCCGATCTTCGACTTCGAGCCTGTCGAGTTGATGACGACGCTCGGCGCGCTCGGCGAAAGCCAGACGCGCCGGCGCATCACCGAGGAGAAGACGGCGCCTGACGGCACACCCTGGGAGCCGAACCGGGAGGGCAAGTCGATCCTCCTGCAGACCGGCCAGCACCTGCTGGCTTCGGTTGCCTGGACCGCCTCTGCCGAAATGGCGGAATGGGGCGCCTCCTGGGAACACGCCCACGTTCACCAGGACGGTATGACCATCGTGCCAAAGGAGGCCGAGAGCCTTGTTTTCCAGCTTGGCGGAAAAACCGTCTTCGCCAAGTCCGTCACCGTTCCCGCTCGCCCCTTTGTCGGCCTCTCCGATGAGAACGTCCGCGAGATCGTCGATGTCGTCACCGATCACTTCCAGGTGCTGAAATGAACCCGGTTTCCCTGGAGCAGCTCGTCGCTGCCGACCGTATCGCCCCGGTACAGAAGGCCATCGTCGCGAACGTCGGCCAACTTCTGACCGGCGTCGCCATCAAAGCTCATCCCGGCAAGGTCGACGTTTCCGAACTGATCGCCAAATCCGTCGTGAAAGCACCTGGCATCGGCATTGGCTGGAGCCGTATCCGCCGCGCCGCCTTGAACGATGGCGCCTTCTGCCTGGTGATCGAATGGGTCGCCTACATCGTCGCCGAGGCGCACCTGGTCGGTGGCCGGAGGCGGGAGAAGGAAGAGATTGCACTCGCGATCGGCGGCCGGCTCATGCACATCCTCGCCGACCAGGCCGCCTCCTTGTGGGGGCTGGATGGCCTGCTGCCGCCGGAGGAGACGCCGGCGCCGGAGCTAAAGCCGCTCTTCACACTCGCAGACATGGCGAAGGGTGCGGCCTACTACACGGTCACCTGGACGCAAACGATCATCGATCTTGGCGACGCGCACTTCCCGGCCGTGACGGCAACGACGAACCCCGACAATGGAACGATCGACTTCCTGTCGCCCGGCGACCTGGCCCTCATCGAGCGCTTCATCCCCGGTCGCGAGGTGGTCGGCGATGCGTGACCTGGTCTCTCAAGAACTCGCGCGTCTGGCCGTCAAGCTCGATCGAGCCGAGCGCCGAATCGCGCTGCAGGACATTCCGGGCAAGGTCGCAGCGGTCGATCCGGACAAGAGATTGCTGCGCTTGCAGATCGGCGAGACCAAGGACGGCAAACCGGTGCTTAGCCCATGGGTGCGCTGGCAGGAGCCGGCGGCCGGCGGCCTCAAGGTCCATTCGCAGCCGGCGATCGGCGAGCAGATGCGGCTCGTCAGCCAGTCGGGCACGGTTGGAAGCGGCACGATCGCGGCACCTGGAACCTACGACCAGGACCATTCGGCTCCATCGCAGTCGAGCGAAAGCGCTGTCTTCGAACGCGGACAAGGCCGCATCGAGCTTGGTCCGGACGGCATCCTGCTCAAAGGGCCGGTGCGCATTACCGGCGAAGCCGTCACCCATAACGGTCGCAACATCGGCCACGACCACAAACACACACAGGTTGAACGCGGCCCCAACGTTTCAGGCCCGCCCCAAGGCTAAGGAGAAGAGCATGTCCCGAAAAACCACCCCCCCGAAGAATGACCTGCCCCTCACCGAAGAGCGTGAAGACGCGACAAGCTACGCCGTCACCGCCCTCGCGCCTGGTCGCGTCGCCGGCCAGCGCGCCACTGAAGGCGACGTCCTCCGCCTCACCGAGGAAGAAGCCCGAAACGAATTGCTCTCCGGACACATCCGACCGGTGACCGCCGATGGCGTGAAGGCCGATTAAACCGGCTTCTAAGGGACCTCAAAGATGGCGGGAGCGATCAGATACAGGAGCGGCATCGACGCTTTGACCGGCGCCCGGATCTCCGGCGTCGCGCACCTTGCGCAGTCGCTCGACAAGATATGGTCGACCAGGCTCGGCGAGCGCGTCATGCGCCTTGAGTTCGGCTCCGACCTGCGCAGCCTGCTCGGCGAGGATCTGACGCCGGCGATCGCGCTCCTCATATATAATGAGTTGGTTGCCTCGGCCGCCCGCTTCGAGCCGGAATATGTGGTCACTCAGCTCCAGCTGGTGATGCTCACCGAAGGCGGAGCCCTCGGCCTGCGCCATGCGGGCCTCTACTTTCCCGAAGGACGCTTTGGCAATTTTGATATCGCCGTGCCGCTCACGCTTCCCGCTAAACCGTTAGAAAAGAAGGGGGCTTGATGTCTGATCTTCCAAACCTCGACACCTTGCCGCGTCCGGCCGTGCTGGAAGACCTGGACTTTGACGCCATCGTCGATCGGCAGAACAAGAAATTTGCCGACCTTTGGCACACGGTGCGCCTGACGAATGGTGGGATGGACCTTCCGCCATATGACGTAGAAATGCTGGAGACCGACCCGGTTGTCATCGGTATTCAAGCGGAAAGCTATCGTGAGACGCTCCTGCGGGCACGTGTGAACGATGCAGTCCGGGCTACGTTCTTGGCGTTTGCTACCAGCAGCGACCTCGACCATCTGGCAATTTTCTATGACGTCGTTCGGATGATCGGTGAGGACGACGAACGGCTGCGTTACCGGGTCATCCTCGCTATACAGGGCCGCTCTACCGGCGGAACAGCACCGCGCTACAAATCCGTGGCGATGGGCGCCGACGTCCGGGTGAAAGACGTTGTGGTCTACACACAGGGTCGAAGCCCACTGATCAACGTTGCTATCTATTCGAACTCGGCTGACGGCATCGCCTCGGCGGAGCTGCTCGGGGTCGTCGACACGGCCCTGCAGAGCGCTGGCGTCCGCATGGTCAACGATACCATTGTGGTCTCCTCGGCCGTCCGCTTGACTGTCAATCTTGCAGCTGACGTTTGGCTCCTACCAGACGCTGACATGCTAACGCTAACCCGCATGGAAGATGCGTTGCGCCGCGCCTGGGATAACACCCGCACGCTCGGCCGCGATCTGCCCGTAAGCTGGTGGACTGCGCAGCTCATGATCTCCGGCGTACAGAAGGTCGTTGCGACCAGCCCGGCAGTTGACCAGGTCGTCGCGCCCTCGCAAGCAATCTCCATTGGAACGATTGCCCTTGCTTTCAAAGGGCGAGGCTTCTGATGGCGACCTCACTCCAGCCGGGTAACAAAGGTCTCTTCGAGACCGCGCTGGAGGCTTCGCTCTCCGAGAAGTGGGCAACCCTCACCTCCGGAGCGAGGGCTATCTCGACCGCAAAGCGCGGCGACCCCTTGCCGACGGCGTTGCCCTGGCTCGTTTACGAATACGGGCTCGGTGAGCTGACGCCCTACGTGCCCAACCTTTACAACGTGCTTGCCGAAGGCATCCAATGGCAACGCGTTCGCGGCAGCCTCGATGCGATCGCCCGCGGCCTTAGCTGGATCGGTTATTCCGCTTCCGTTGAGGAAGCCTGGTCCGGACGCAATTGGTGGAACAGCTATCAGCTGCGTTTCGCTAGTCTTCCCACCGTAGACGATCCGGATCTCGGGCGCGTTGAAGGCGTCTCTCGCCTTTCGGTTCCCCAACGCTCCCAACTGCGCCGAGGCGTCTATCAATACGATGCCGGCGCGGTGGAGCTGGACCGTTCGCGGCTCGACGACACATTGCTTGAGCGCGAAAGTGGTGTGGCCGTCACGACAGCAGGCACACTCTGGTCCTTCGGAAGAACCCGCGAGATCGAGCATTTGCTGACCGAGGCCGAAGGTCTTGCGATCGGCAACTGGATCGAGCCGCCGGCGGAAACGTCGTTACTCTGGATCGACATGGACTATCCGTGGTCGACCGCAACGTTTCCGTGGTCGAGCAACGCGGTCACTCAGCGACAGGCGCTGATGGCGGCATGGTTTTCGACGCGTGCTCTGTACGTCGCGCTTCGTGATGGGGCGGGCCAGCTCATCGGATACCGGCGATGCCGTGCGGTTCGGGCGGTTTCGCAGACCTTCGCCGGGCCGTATCGCTTCGCCGGGAATCAATATGTCCCTAAGGCCGGCGGCACACAGGTCTACATCGAAGCGATGACCGACTTCGACGATGCGTCAGGCGATACCGCCGCGGCCTGCAGTCTGGTCGTTGGTGCGTCCGTTGCTGACGGAATCCCTTCGGGGCGGCTTTGGCTCGCTCCGGGGGGGCTTGTTGGTGGCGTCGAGTTCGCGACGACCGCCGTTTCTATTCCCCTTCGCGCCACCGTGCGCGAGCAGATCAAAATCATGCTGAGGTTCTAATGGCCAATCCACACGAAAGCGGCTTGCCACACGCCTATGACCGGGCGGCCGGCAAACCCGAACAGCAATCCGTCGTGTTCTACGGCGATCGGCCGTTCCTGCAGAGCGCCGAGTTGAACGAGTTGCAGACGATCGCGCGCGGCCGGCACAACCGCCTCGGCCGTCTGGTTGCCAAAGATGGCGACCGGATCGAGCGCGCCGACGCCTTCGTCGATGTTACGGCTGGCACGGTGACGCTGACCTCGGGCAGCATCTTTGTCGCCGGCGACGTGTTCCCGGTCGCCGATGCCGTCCTGACTGGCGTCGCCATGACCGGACGCACGGAAATCGGCGTGCGCCTGGCTAAGAGCTGGTTGACGCATGAGCAGGACCCGGACCTTCTCGGACCTGTTCCCGGTTCGCTTGCGGAAGGCGAGCGGGGCGCTGCCCGCGAAATCGTCACTATCGCTTGGGCGCACGCGTCGGACGGCGGAAGCGGTTCGTTTTTCTCGGTCTACACGTTGCAGGATGGAGTGATCCTCGATCAGACCGGCCCGTCGATCCTTGAGCCAGCGATGCAGGCGATCGCGGTCTATGACCGTGTCCACGGCCACTATGTTGTTTCGGGCTGCACGGTCACCGCGCTTGGGGCGCAGGCTGGCGCGCAAGTGTTCTCGATCGAGCAGGGCGAAGCCAACATCAGCGGCTTCAAGCGCACTCGTTATGTTGCCTTGCGTCACGCCGAGCCACAGGCTTGGGACGAGGTGGCGATCCCGGGCGAGACCCACACCTATCCCGGCGGTGCCTCGCATACCGTGAATGTCGACCAGTTTCCGATCGGCGTGATCAACTCGATCCTGTTGACCAAGGAAAAGACGGTCACGATCACGCGTGGCGCGATCGCGCATGGTGCCGATGGTCTGCCCGACACCTCGGTCGTGCAGCTCGTCAGCGTCGTGAAGGGCGGTACGACCTACAATCAGGGCGGCGACTACATTCGCACTGGCAATACGGTCGATTGGGCGCCTGCCGGCGCGGAACCGGCGGCGGGTGAAACCTATCAGGTCACCTACCGCTATCGCGCATCCGTGAGCGCAACGGCGCAGACGGATCGCACGGTAACGGTGTCTGGTGGTGCAACTGGCGGCGACATCATCATCGCCTATACGCAGAAGATGGCCCGCGTCGATGTCCTCGGCCTCAATGTCGAGGGCAGCCCGGTCTACATCAAGGGCGTTTCTGCCCGCTCGAACCCGATCGCGCCGATCGTTCCGAGCGACGTTCTCGCGCTGGCGACGATCACCAACGATTGGATGAACAAGCCGGCCGTCGTCAACGACGGCGTGAGGTCCGTTCCCTATTCGGAAATCTGGCGCTACTTCAACCGGATCGTCGATCACGATCGGCTGATCCAGCTTGAGCGCCTCAAGAGCGGTATCGATTCGCGCGAGCCAGTCGCCAAAAAGGGAATGTTTGTCGATCCGTTCACCGACGACAGCTATCGCGATAGCGGTGTTACCCAGACGGCGGCGATCGGCCGTAGCATGCTGCAGTTGGCGATCGTTCCGACCTTCCACTATGCGACGTTGGCCGGTCCGGTGATGCTCGACTATGTCGAGGAGGTCATCATCACGCAGGGCCTCAAGACGGCCTGCGAGAAGATCAATCCTTATGCCAACTTCACGCCCTTGCCGGCGAGCCTTGCGCTCAATCCGGCGGTCGACTTCTGGACTGAAAGCCAAACGCAATGGCTCTCGGCGCAGACGGTCAACGTCAACATGGGAACGACGGTCAACGGACCGCTGCAGACGACTTCCGTCAGCGAAGACGTTGTCGATCGCCGATCGGAACAGGCCGAATTCCTTCGGCCGATCACCGTCCAGTTCGAGATTAAGGGTTTTGGCGCCGGCGAGCAGCTGCAAAGCCTGACCTTCGACGATGTCAACGTGAAGCCTCCCGGCACACAGACGGCCGATGGGACCGGCAAGATCACTGGCAGCTTCGCCATCCCGGCGAATGTCACCGCTGGCACGAAGATCGTTGTTGCTAAGGGCGTGGCGAGCAAGGAAGCCGTCGCCATGTTCACTGGCGCCGGCACGATCGAGATCGACATCATGCGGCGCGTGACCACGGTCAACAACTGGACGCGGGAACAGGTCGTCGATCCGCGCCCGGCTACCCGGCCGACGCCATTTCGTCCGCGTGAGAATGAAGATCGCGGCCGATCGGATCCGCAAGCGCAGGTGTTCATGCCTTCGACGGCTCGTCAGGTCGTGGGCGTGGATTTCCACATCTGCCACGTCGGCGATCAGTCCAAGGGGCTGCTGGTCGAGCAGGTGACCACGGATAACGGTTATCCATCGCTCGATATCGTCGCGCAGTCTGCCGTCAGCATGGCCGGCGTCGGTACGGGCTGGAAGTCGGCGCGCTATGCTCTGCCGGTCACCACGTTGCCGGATCGGTTGTCGGCCTTCGTCATCAAGACCGATGACAACATGCACTCGGTCTCGCTCGCCAAGCTTGGCGGCTTCGATCCGGAGATCCAGAAGTATGTTTCGGCGCATCCCTATGTGACCGGGCCGCGCTTCTCTTCGGTCAATGCCGAGACATGGACGGCTCATCAGGACGAGGCGCTGTCGTTCCGGGTGGTTGCGGCCAAGTATACAGCGACGACGAAAACGGTGTCGCTCGGTTCTATCAATCTGGTCAATTGCTCGGACATTCAGATCCGGGCGGCGGTCGAATTGCCTTCGGCGGCATGCTCGGTTCTGTTCGAAATCGAGCGGACCAACGGCACGATCTATCGCCTGCTGCCGTTCCAGTTGCTGCAGCTGACCGAGTTCCTGACCGAGACCGTGCAGCTTCGGGCGATCCTGAAGGGAACCGAGCAGCTTTCGCCGACGCTGTTTGCGCCGGTCGAGATCATCGCCGGCCAGATCCTGACGGAAGCAACATACGTTACGCGCGCCTTCACGCTCGGGACCAACGTCCGCATCACGTCCTACCTGAAGTCATTCCTTCCGGGTGGGGCCGCGCTGACGGTCCAGTATTCGATTGATGGTGGTGCGTGGCAGAGCCTGCCCTTGGCCTCAACCGAGGCTTTGTCGTTCCCGCTGTGGACCGAGCGCAAATATCAGGCTTCGCCGGTCTCCGGCGGGCAAGTGCGACTGAAAATCACCGCAACCGGCGGTCCGTCCGCGCGGCTGATCGCGGGCGACTTCGGCGCCGGCGTGTTCTGAGGATAGAGACATGGCAAAAACAGAGCACTACGAGCTCGAAAAGCCGGATGAAGCCCGCAACGTCAATGACGAGTTCTTGACGCTGAGGATTACCCTCGATCAGCTCGACGGTATCCTCTGGGCGATATCCCAAGCCGTCGCCGGCAAGGCGGCGGACGGGCACGGCCATACGATGGAGCAGATCACCGGCCTGACCGATGCGCTCAACGCCAAGATGGCGGCGAGCAAGACGTTCAAGTATGACGATCTGACCGATGTCGACGGGGCGACCGATGCGCCGGTCGGTTACGTCTTGGTCAAGCGCGCTGACGGCACGTGGACGCCGTCCTCGGCTGCTGCCGCGATCGGCGCGCATGGTCACGCGCAGAGCGATATTGCCGGTTTGGGTTCTGCCTTAGGGGGTAAGGTCGCCAAGGCCGGCGACACAATGTCCGGCGACCTCGCTGTTCCTGCCCTGTTCGCCACCAGCGGCAACATTCACATCGATAGTGCCGGTAATAGGCACCTTTGGTATCGATCGAATGTCGGCGTCAATCGCGGACTGTTGTATCACGAGCATACAGATGGCTCGATGCGGTTGCAGATGTACGACACGAGCGGGGCCTACCAAAACGCACTGATTGCGATAGGTAGCGGTCTGCTTCAATGGACCGGCTATCTCCTAGAGATTAACGGCGACCGCTCTGCAGACAACGTTGAAAGCAGAGCTTGGTCCGGTGCGCAGCTCGGGCATCGACACTACTACGGGGCCGATGGGCGCTACCATCTGCAAAAGACGACAAACAATGGGGGGTCTTGGACTACTCTGTTGAGGTACGAAGCAGACGGTAAGGCGTGGTTCGATCTCAACCGTCTATATGCGCCACACGGTATCCACACCGACAGTACCAGTACACATGGTCTGCTCCCCGGCAACGGTGATGCTGCCACCCTCGCAACGCAGAACATGTTCATCACCTCGTGGTGGGGCATCGGTCTTCGCTGCTCGATGGACAACACCACGCGCATCGCGTTCGACACGCGCGACGGGCGTATCCTCGCCACGAACCACATCTACCTCGGTCAAGCCGGGGCTGAGACCCGCTTCCAGTACGACGGTAACATCGTCTGGCCCGGTAGCTCTGGAATGAGCGTCTACGGCATCTCCCTGCATGACGCCCTTGGTAAAAAGGCAGCGTGGAACAACCAGTCTTCGCACCTGGCTACGGGGTACCCGATTGGCGCGATGATCGCGGTTTACACCAATGGTGTGCAGTTCAACCGCAACAGTCTGATCAGCCCGGCCTTGTCTAGCGCTGACGATCGCTACTTCCGTGTCGTAGGTCAGTCGCAGGCAGGTGCCGCACTGGATGGCCTGTGGCGAGCCTGTGGGCACATCGGCAACGATTACGTCGAAGCGCAGCGCATCGGCTAAGGAGGCTTACATGACAGAGCAATTAAACCAACCGGAGCTTATACAGATCGAGCCTAAGGTAACTGCGGTTCATTCTGTTAAAGCTACCGATGAGGCGGACGCCTATTGGGTGGACTGCACAATCGCACTGCCGGACGGTTCGGAAATCTCCGGGCCGTACATGTCTCGACCGGGTCGCGATATCGGGGTCAACCTGGTCATACGGCAATGGCTCGCAGACAATCCGGGCTACTCGATAACCCCGTACACTCCACCGGCCCCGGCGGCTGTGTCTGCCGCCGCTGTCGATGCGGAGCGGGACCGCCGCATCGACAGCGGTTTCGATTATGGCGGTGTCGCCTATCAGACGCGCCCGGATGACCGGGAAAACATCGCGGGCGCGTCGACGGCGGCTCTGGCGGCGATCGTCGCCGGCGCCGCGGCCGGCAATCTCCGTTGGCACGGCGGCGACAGTGATTTCGTCTGGATCGCAACCGACAACAGCACCCATCCGATGGATGCGCAGACAATGTTCGCCTTCGGTCAGGCGGCCATGGCGCACAAGCAGGCCCATATCTTCGCGGCACGCGCCTTGAAGGACATGACGCCGATCCCGGCCGACTACGCAAGCAACGGCCTCTACTGGCCCTGATTTGAAGCGGATTTGAAAGCATCTGGACAACGGCTCACAAAGCCGTCATTTATGGCGTGTTCCATCGGACAAGAAAGGGGCTGACATCTGTCAGCCCCTTTCGCATTGCGGCTCCCGCTACGTTCATCCCGAACTTGATTTTCCTATCATTCAGGGATGGCCCATGTCTGGAACCACCGATTTCGTCGGCGTCCGCGTCTTCTCGGATCTCCGCTCCACCGTTGCCAAGATCGACACGCGCGACAGTACCGTCATTGGTCTCGTGCTGCCGGCGCCGCTGGCAGATAATGCGGCGTTTCCTCTCAACGAACCCGTTCGCCTTTCGACCGACAACGCCGAGCTGGCGACGAAGCTCGGAGTGGGGACGGCATTGGACACAGTCAACCAGATTGCATCCGAGGGCATCGTTACCGACATCGCCTTCGTCCGCACCCAGCATTCGACGCTCACGGACCCGGCGCTGAAGCTTGAAGCGGAAATCAACTCGATTGTTGGCTCCGCCGCGTCCAAGACCGGCGCCTGGGCGCTGCTCGACGCGAAGAGCCATACCGGCCTGGAGCCGGGATGCTTGCTTGCGCCTGGCTATACCTCGCAGAGGGTAGGCAATGTTGCAAACGCGGTGACGACGACGCTTGCGACCATTGCCGGTCGGATCATCGACTGCATCGTCTTTGCCGATACCCCGGTCACCAATCGAGAGGCCGCACGCGATTGGGCGCTCGACTTTGCGACCGCGTTGAACGTCGTGGCGTGCTACCCGCAAGTCCTGGTCAACCTCGGTGCCGGCAACGTCACCCGGCCGATTTCCCCTCACGTTGCTGGCGCGATGATCCGGCGCGACAAGGAGGCCGGCAATCCCTACAAGGCGTTCTGGAACCGGCCGCTGCAGGGCATTCTCGGTCCCACCGTCCCGGTCGGGTACACGGACGGCGACACGTCGTCGGACGCAAACTGGCTGAACCAGAACGGCGTCGGCACTGTTATCGAGCGCAAGCTGCTCTGGGCTCCCTTCACCACGGCGACGGACCCGACCGTCAAGTCCTGGCGGTCGATCAAGCGCATCCGGACGCGCCGCGCGATCGAGAAGGCGATGCTGCGGCCATTGCGCCAGTACATGGCCGAGGACATCACGCCGCACACGGTCTCGCTGATCTTCCGGGCGCTCGACCAGTTCCTTTCCGACCTGGTGACGCTCGGCGCGCTGATCGACTACGAGGTGATCTGGTCAAAGGCGCTGAACCCGGCCAGCCTGCTCGAAGGCGGTGCCATGCGCGTCAAGACGCGCTTCGCCGAAACCCCTGATCTTGTCGACCTGCAGATCTACACGGAACCGCAGCCGGAGGCATTCGACGCCCTAGAAGCTGCGATCGCCGCGTCGATCAGCCAGCTCGGCCTCAACAACGTCCGCGTCACGGCGTAAGGAGAACTTGAAATGGACGGCATTATTCGCGGTTCCAACTGGTATTGCGGCGAGATCAACCAGCGCCTGCGCGTCGACGAAACGACCCTTCCCGAACTCAGCCGCGAGATGAGCACCTTTTTCCTCGGCGGCGGCTATTTCGGGTTGGAGCTTCCCGGCGAAATCAACCCGCTGACAGCCGAGATGACGGTCAACGGCGTGCACGAGGATCTGAAGAGCCGCTTCGGCCGCGAGCCGGGCGATTGGACGACGCTGGTCTACTACGAGAACCTTCTCGACGTGTTCCCAGCCTCGTCCACCGGTGAGACCGAGGCGGCCACTGGACCGAAGCTCAAGGGTCGCGTCGTCTTCCTCAAGGGGCTGCTCACCAGTTACGCTCAGGCGAGCGTCAAGGGCATGAAGTCCTCGGGCGCCACCCGGCTGCGCTGGTCGTCGATCGTCCTCTACCACGACCTTTTCAATGGCAAGACGATCCACAAGTTCGACATCCAAAACAACACGCTGATCATCGACGGTGTCAATTACACCGCCGAGCACAACCGCCTGATCGCGGCATAGGCCGCCCGAAATGCCCGAGCGCGCCCACCGACAGGCGCGAGTTGACGGCCGGCTGCAGCGGTGGGGCGGCCGGCCAACTGCATCAATGAGGAGAGAAACATGAAAGCGAAGATCGAAACCCCGATAGACCTGAAAGACCTGTCCAAGGTCGAAATCGAAGAGATCCCGCTACCGCCGCAGGAAATGTGGGGCGAGCTGAACAATACGGAAAGCTCGACCTCCGCCCCGAGCGTAACGGTCGAAGAGTTCGCCTCGTCCGCTGGGCCTGTTGCATCTGAGGCGATTCTTGATTTCGTCGGCAGCAACCACATCAGGACGGTTCAGCTGGCTCACAAGTTCCGTTTCAACGGCGAACTGGTCGAGACGGTCACCATTAAACGCCTGACGATCGGCCAGGTTAGCACCTTCATTCAGGAGCACGCCGACAAGCCTTTCACCACGTTCGATGTCTATGCGGTGATGACCGGCCTGTCTGCGTCGGTTCTGCGCGGTCTTATCGATGAGGACGGCGACCTGGTCACCGATGCGGCCTACAGTTTTTTGCCCCTCGCACTCCGGCCGGACGCCGAGCCAGCGGCGACCTGAAGCTTTGGCGAACATACGTGGCAACGGTCGCTTCCTATCTGCACACACCACTGCCGGCCGTGATGGCTCTTTGGTGGGACGAGGTGCTGCTTTGGCACGAAGAGGCGCGCCGGATCCATGCGGAAACCTTCGGCCTCCTCCTTCCCCTGAAACTCGGAGAATGAAATGACGATCGACGTCTCGCTCCGTCTACGGCTCGTCAATGATCTTTCGAAGGAAGCTAAACGAGCCGAAGGCGACACCGAGAAACTCACCGGCTCGTTGAAGAAGCTGGGTAACGTTAGGGGCGCGGAGAAGCTCGGCCGCGAAGTTCAACAGGTCGGCCGGCAAGCCAATTCCAGCGACCGGCAGGTGCGCGAACTCGACCGGTCGGCGCGAAAGCTCGGCACGGTTAAGGCCGATCGGGCGGCAAAGGAAATCCGGGCGATCGGCGCTGCAAGCACCGAAGCGCTGAAGAAGATCGGGCAGCTTCGCCGTGAGATGGATGGGCTTGGAAAGGTCGATGCCGGCAAGTTCAGCCGGATCAACCGGCCGGCGAGCGAGCTTTCCAGCACAATGGGCTTCCTGAAGACCAATGTCGGTGCTGCCTTCGGCGGCCTAATGGCCTTCGCCTCGGTCGATAGCATCATCAGTGGCGTCACGCGCCTGGGCGAACAGTTCCGCCGCTTGAACCGCGACGTCGCCTCCGTCGCCGTCACGGCCGAGATGCGGACACCGGAAGCGATCGAGAAGATCGGCAAATCCAACGAACGGCTGTCGGTTCGCTACGGCGTCGACCAGACCGGCGTCAATGCTGCGCGCAAAGCTTATGCTGCGGCCGGCTTCGGCCTCGACCAGCAGGAGGCCATTCTCGACCCGACGTTGAAGGCTGCCAAGGCTGGTGACGCCACGGGGGAGACAATGTCGCAGGCAGTCATTGCCGTGCAGCAGAACCTCGGCGTCAAAAACGAAGAGGTTCCCGCCGCCCTGGATATGATGGCGAAAGGATCAAAGCTCGGTAGCTTCGAAGTCAACGCTATGGCTGCCCGCTTCCCCGCTTTGGCGACGCTCTATGCTGGCACCGGCCGGCAAGGCCTGGGCGCGACGGCTGAGCTGGTCGCGCTTGCGCAGATTGTTCGCATGGGCGCCGGTAGCCAGGACCAGGCGGCCACGAACCTTGAAAACATCCTCGGCAAGGTCTCGTCACCCGACACCGTGAAGAACTTTGAGGAGAAGGGCGTCAGCCTTCCTAAGTTGCGAGAGAAGGCAGAGAAGGACGGCGTCCCCTACCTCACCGCGCTCATGGACGAGGTGCAGCGACTAACAAAGGGTGACACCTTCAAGGTCGGCGAGTTGTTTGGCGACGCACAGGCCAAGGCCGCATTGGCGCCACTGCTCAACAACCGGGAAAAGTACAACGAGTTCCTTCGACAGATCCTCGGCGAGAGCAAGGGCACCGTCGACGCTGACTATGATTTCCTGAGTTCGACGCCGCAGGAAAAGGCCGACCGCCGAGGCTCGGCCATGCAGGCAACCGGCGACCAGGTCGGCAAACTCTACGACCAGGTCATTGGTCCGATCCTCGACCGCGCGGTTAGCGTGGTGAACCCGGATTTCGCCCGCCAGGAGGCAGCTCGCGCCGAAGCCGCGCGATTGAAATCGCTGGATCTGGAAGACCTGCGCGCGCAGATCAGGGAACGCGAACGGCAGCTCGGCGGCATGCCGCAACCCAAATTCAGCGACATTGATCCGCTGTCGGCCGCGCGTGTCACGATCCAGCAGGAAATTCAGCGACTGCGGACCGAGCTGCAGGCGGGTGAACACGCGCAGGGCGCCGGCGCCGGCGGCGACCTCGGCAAGAGCCGTGGCAAGGACTTCATTCCGATTCCGGAGCGCCGGCCGATCGAACAGCAGCTCGGCGGCGATCTATCGGGCGCGGCCAAGCAAGCGATGGACGGCTATAACCAGAAGCTCAACGCCGCCGGCGACGAAGCGGTCGCGATCGCCAGGGAAAAGGCCGCGCAGATGCGCGACGCGTTGAACTTCACGGCAACGCCAACAATCCAGCCGTCATTCCTGCCGCCTGCAGGCAGCTCCGGCCCCTCGGGCAAGCAATCATCGCTGCCGACGACAAGCGCAACGAAGGTCACGCAGTACATCTCCAGCCCGAACGCCCGCCAGGCGGCCATGCGCGCCCAGCGCGAGCAAAACCGCGCAGTCCGTCAAGCATCCGCAAGGACCTTCGGTGGCACCGGCACGAGGTCGGCATGAGCGCCTTTCAAAACCACGGTGCCTTGATCTCGATCGGCGGTGCCATCCTCTACACGATCGGGCTGAACCCGCAGCGCATCTCCAGCGCCCGCGAGGGCCGGTTTCCGGCGCATGCCATACCGGCAGGCCTTGCCTACCAGCGCACCGGTATCGGCGAGCATAGCGTGGCGATCGAGGCCACCACGTTCCCGCACGTCACCGGCGGCCTCGATGCTTATGCTCGCCTCGACGCAATCCTCAAGACGCAAGCTGTTGTGCCGCTCGTCCGCCTGCAGGGAAACTATCTCGGCCAGGCCGCCGGCCTCTGCGTCATCCAGTCTCTGGAGGCCGATGAGGAACGCTTGCATCCCTTCGATGGCGTCGGCCGGCAGATCGATGTCACCATCGGCCTGATCATGCTGCCGTCGACCGCCGGCGCCTTCGCCCGCGACAACGTCGGATCCTTTGGAGCATTTCGATGAGCAGCTACTCCGTTCCTTTCGGCGGCGAGCGCCTGGATAGGATCGCTAAGGCGGTGCTTCGAAGCGAGCGCGACGGCGCCGTCGAGGCACTCCTTGCGGTCAATCCCGGCCTTGCCGAAAAGATAGTTGACGGCTTCGTGCCAGCCGGGACGATCATCCGTATCCCCGAGGCGATCTCGACCGAGCCCTCTCCCAAAACCGTGCTCTCCTGGGAGTAGACGATGCGCAAACCTCGCGTTCAAGTGATCGGCCAGAGCGGCCTCGACTTGTTTCCTGGCTGGTCATCCTCGTCGCTCATGTCCGTGACCTACACCGACGTCGACGGCGGCGAGGCCGACGAGCTGGAGTTCTCTTTCTCCGTCTCCCCGCCGTTTCAGGACAGCCCGGCCGAAGGCACGCGCTACCGGTTCCTCTATGGCTGGGAGGGCCAGCCGCTGCGCGATGCCGGCGAGTTCACCTACCAAAGCGATGCGCTTTCAGGCGACGCCGAGGGCGGCTACGTCATGACCATCGTGGCTCGTGCCTCGGATTTCATTGACGCCGACAAGGCGGCCGAGACCGAGCATTTCGATGACATGACCGCCGGTGAAATCTTCCAGTCACTTGCTGGGCGTGCCGGCAAGCAGGCACTCATTCATCCGGACATTGCCTCGGTCCGATTGCCTTATCGACTTCGCTTCAACCAATCGCTTAGCGGCTTTGCCAACGAGCTGGCCGAGGAACTCGGCGGCACGCTGAAGTTCGCCGGCGGCAAGCTGCTCGTGCCAAAACGCAACGGCGGGCAGAACGCGAACGGTCGGCAACTCCCGACGATCACCATCCCCTTCAAAAGCCAGCACGCCTTCGACATCGCCAGCGAAGGGCGGGGCCGGTATCAGCAGGTCGGAACCGGGTTTTTCGACCCTTTAAAGGGCGTTCAAAAACTCTTCAATGCCACGTCGAGCGGCAAGGCTTCGCGTTTCCTCGGCCTTCATCCCGCACGCAGCGAGGACGAAGCCGAGCTGGCCGGCAAGGCGCAGAGCGCAGAGCTGGCACGCGGCAGTATCAGCGGAAGCTTCGATACGGACGGTAGCGATGAGGCGATGGCCGGCGCCCCAGTGCGGCTTTCCGGATTCGGAGCAAGCCGTGACGCACTCGACCTGGTCGCCGCGTCGATCGCGCACACCATTTCCTTTGAAGACGGTGGCGGCTGGACGATGTCCGTCGAAGTCGGAATGCGGGAGGGCAGCAAACAGTAGGAATACCCGCTCAACCGGGCGGCCGGTGCGGATCAACGCACCAACGACGGGGTCAAGTTCGCGGCTCTATCCCGTCCGACAGGTCATCTGCACAACCGTCGCACCCGTACCCTGCAGGGCGGGCTCTCTGTGACTGAGTCGTGAGCTTTTTGAAATGGTATTTATTGAAGATATGAGGGCGGTTTCGCCTACCCTTCCTCCGGCTGCCTGGATCGGCGGCAAGAGGCAACTGGCGAGCCGCCTGGTCGGGATGATCTCGACCATCCAGCACACCACCTATGCCGAGCCGTTCGTCGGCATGGGCGGTGTCTTTTTTCGTCGCACGGCGGCGCCGAAGAGCGAGGTCATCAACGACCGCAACGGCGAGGTGGTGAACCTCTTCCGGATCCTGCAGCGGCACTATCCACAGTTCATGGATACGCTCAAATTCCAGATAACCAGTCGTCGCGAGTTCGAACGCCTGAAGGCGTGCGTTCCGGCAACCCTGACGGACCTGGAGCGAGCGGCTCGCTTCCTCTACCTGCAGAAGCTTGCCTTCGGCGGCAAGGTCAACGGCCAGAACTTTGGTATCAGCCTTGACCGCTCTGCGCGCTTCAACCTGACGCGCTTGGCGCCGATGCTTGAAGACGTTCACGAGCGCCTTGCCGGCGTGATCCTGGAGAACCTCGACTGGTCGGAGTTCCTCGATCGCTACGATCGGCCGGGGACGCTGTCCTACCTCGACCCGCCGTACTTCGGCAGCGAGGACGACTACGGCAAAGCGCTCTTCGGCCGCGACCAGTTTGCCGCCCTGGCAGATCGTTTGAGGCGGCTTCAAGGGCGCTTCATCCTGTCGATAAATGACGTTCCGGAGATTCGGGAAACGTTCGCGGGCTTCACCTTCCACGAGGCGGAGTTGACCTACTCCGTGGGTGGCGGCAAGGGGGTGGCCGCACGTGAACTAATTATCACAGAGAGAGACTGATGGAGAGCAACCTGACCCTTGGCGAACGCGTCGTACGGGAGGCAAGCGACTTCGGGGACTTCCAGGATCACGAAAAACCGAACCTACTGACGATCAACAAGAATGACCTTCAGGCGATCGTCGAAGCACAGCTCGAATGGTGGCTTATCAACGTCTACGACGTCGACGAATGAAAATGGTGCAGCGGCGTTACCTCGCCGCTTCACAACCGGACCGAATCGTCGGCATCCTCTCTGAGGTTAGAAAGAGAGGCGGGACGACAAATGAGTGTCAGTGGTAACGGCGGATCTAGAGAAGCCATCAAGCACACCGCGGTCATCGGAACCGTTCTTCAGATGTGGGAAAAGCTCGCCTGGGACATCGACGTGTTCGAGGAGATCCAACGAGCCTACCCAAAAGAAATGCAGCCTCTTGCCTACGCTGCGATCAACGTTTGCATCGCCGCATCAAGCCTGACCGATTGGGTTTTGATAACCAAGTGCCCAAGCCGGAACAAAGGCGAGTGGGCACTCATCCGAGATCAGCTCGCTCTTCAAGTTCCGGGCCTAACGATGTGTCGAGCCATCGCGAACACGTCGAAACACTATGAATTCGATGAGGGCCTCTGGCACGGAGGCCAAGTCGCACTGGGCTGGGAGGAAGGGGATGAAGACATCCCTTCCACCTTCGTGCTCTACCATGATGATGGACAGAGCACGAAGATGGCTTTCAATTCGTTCCAGGAACTTAAATGGGCCTGGTGGAATACCCTCGTGGCTGAAGGACTTACAGAAGGCCAAAAGCCCAACCCCGAGTGGCACCAAAACAAGATGCAGGCGATTTTCGGAGAGGTGACAAAAAATCTCCCTCCCCACACGCTTCATCCGTTGCCCCAGGGCTTCCAGACCACCAAGACGGTGAAGGAAGAGACCTGA